TAGTGAAACCTGCAGCTGCGCCAATACCAGTACCCATTGGTCCTAGTGCACTTCCGTACGCTGCGCCTTTAGCTGTACTATTGAATACGTCGTTTTTATCTGCCATTACATCTCCAATTCATTCCAGTGACTGTTAGTTTTCCTTAGCTTCTGTGCGTCCCTATCTTGTATTCTATCACTAGGTCCTTCAAAATCCAAAGACAACATTCTAAAGGCATCTGCCCCGTTACTTGCCCAGTTGTGTAGCGGCTTATCCATGAACATAGCGTTCTTAGGGTCCCACTTTCTCTGGTAGTTTTTCAAAGACTCAAGGCCCTTACCACAATTAGTCTTATGGAACCAGATATTCTTTTGAAGCATCATCCTAGCTGCGTGTATTCCGTCAGCAACCGACTGTCTTTCTATGATATGTGTTAGTAGTCCGAAGTCTCGGAGGGTCTCTTGTCGAGACTTACCTGTTCCCAATTCACGAGCAGCCCCATCATGTGGGATACCATGACCAGCGTATTCATATATATATGGTTTCGACTGAATAACCTTAACGTAATGTTCGAGTCCTTTCCCTGAGTCTTCATGGTAATCGATAATGCGAATCTCCCCAGCAACATGCTGAACAAACCAAATAGCGGTAGAGTCACTAATACCCAAATCCCAGTAAGTACGCACAGGGGAAATACTACTATATTCAAAGTCACAGATTCGACCATTCTTATCAAGTTGGTTAACGTACTTCCCATAATATGCTCCCATTAATGCTGCAGTAAAATCACACTCGTACTCTTGCCGATACTCTTCCTCTGTCATCGTAGCACGGGCATCAGCCAATTCTTCATCGTCAACAACTGCGGTCTCACTAGCCCTATATATGGCCGCATACCAGTTGTTATTCTCTTCCCCATCCATCAATGCCACAGCTTGCCTGTACATCTTATAGAAATGATTCTCCCCTTTAGGAGTACCAATGAAGATTGCCCAACCTTTACGGTCAGACAGCGCAGGTCTAAGTATCTCACCCCACATTATAGGATTACATTGCGCATATTCGTCAAGAACGCAGCCATCAAGGTAGATTCCCCGCAACGAATCGGGGTTATCTGCACCAAGAAGCATGAACCTTATTTTATCCCCACGGTTAGGTCGGGGTATCGTTACCGTTAGCTCCGCTTTGTTAACCGTTGCGCCCGGAATTTTAGATGTATAAGTAAGAAGGTATTCCCACGCCACCCTTTTAGCCTGAGTGTACGTAGGTGCTATGTAAGCATACTGTGGATTGTGCAATTCATTAGCTAGTGCTTTATCAATTAGCTCAAGTATCGCCAGTACAGTTTTACCAAATCGTCTGTGACAGACCAAAACATTGAATCGCCTCAGTCTGTTATGCACCTGCTGCTGATACGGCCTCGGTGCATATCCAATATCAATTTGAGTAGTCCCTGCCGGAAGATCGTTTAACGCTTCTTCCTTAGCAGAGGTACTCCCAAAATCAGGGGTACTCTCGTAATAATCGAAAGACCCCTTATTCAAATCTTCGTAGTTTAATTCCACTACTTATTCTTATATTTAGCGAACTCGGCATCAAGCTTTTTCTCTTGCTCGATAATATCATTCTCTGCTTTTAAAGCTTCAAGTTGACGCTTCCTTCTCTCCATATTCTGAACTTTCTTATCAAGTGTATTCTTACGGGCTTCATCTTCCTCAAAGGCAATAGTGGCTTCATCCTTTTTAACCCACACTACTTTCATGGTATTCCCATCCATTACGTCGATAGCACGAATTTTGACATAACCCATGTCAATCTTCTTCTTCTCGTCCGCTTGTAACCTCAATGTCTCTTCCTTCTGCTCGTCCAGAAGGTCCTCTACGAATTGACTGCTCATTTTGTACCTCTTGTGGTTGTCGGGTTATCCCCGTATTAATAACTATCGTTGCAGGGCCAGAGGCAGATTGCTCCACCTTGCCCGGCCCAAATGTTTCCCTGTCATTCTTTTCCGCTGCCCATCTATAAGCATCAATGGCTACCTTAGCTGCAGATATATCATCCTTTGCTACGCCACCTGCTGCCAATAAATCTGCTTCCTCAAGTATTCTATCATGTAGGAACTCGGCTCTTTGCTTTCTTGCAAGTTTTATAGCTTCGTCGAAGTCTGGGTGGCGACCCCTCCAATAGGCAATGACTGTAGCCTTGGGCATCCCTTCCTCAGAACATATTTTTTTAAGCGTTTCACCCTCTGCTATTCTCTGGCAGATGTGCTTTGCCAAAGGGAGATTGTACAAATACGTTAGGTCCATCCCTCTCTCAGTAGATGATGCGATCTGACCTGTAGTTAAGTCTATAACCTCGTATGTAGATGTCTCTTTATTAAATACCACATGGGTATTTTGCAGATTTGCCATAGTAAATGTTCCTCTTGCACAGTTTAACACCGTTAATGGTGTTGATGGAAGCTGAGGTGCGTCATTCACGTAGGGGGTATCATCGGGGCAGGAGGTGGACCAGTCATAAGGAAAAAGAAATTCTTCTTTGGGGGCCCCCACCCCCTAATAAGGAGTTCGCAAGCTCACTTTCTTTAATATCTTTTTACTTAATAAGGATCCTCACAAGCTCGGACCTTTATATAAAGCGGCGGCCCATCGATCGTACGTCGATGTATGAATGATAAGAATGTATGTACATGGTGGGAGTATAAAGGAGGGTACATTCATACCCCCCATTACTTATGTACTACTCTTCAACCGGTGCATTTACTGCGGTAGTTGATGTAGCCTTGGCAACGATGTCATCAATCTGATCGGCCAATTGTTTAGCCACCAATGATGCTTCACTAAGGCGTACATTAAAAAGCTTTTTACTGAACTTATTAATCTCACCGAATGTACCATCATTCTTTTTAGTTTGACGAAAGATGTTTAACCACATATCCCCAGTACGCCCTTGCACTTTTTGGATAGTAAACTGGGTACGTGATTTATTAAACTCCGCTAGTACCAATTGCTCAAAGATTTCCATCTCCTGAAATGTAGAATTGTTTTCCCTAGCATAAGCCCGCACTAAGTTTTGAACTTCAGCAGGTGATTTATACGTTGAAATTTGTTTCTTGTATGCTTGATTTAATGCTTTCATAATTACCCCTCCTAAGGATAAATAGGGGGGATGATCCCCCCATTGTTAATTAGTTAAAAGAAATGATGCCAGTGCCTACAAGTTGCTCTGCTTTAATTAGTAGCACTCGCTTACCTGTAATTTGACGTGCAATCTTAATACCTTTTACAGAGCATTTTGATTTAGGTATTTTTGCAGTTGCCCACGCTTGATTAAACCCAAGAACCTTACCACCATCTTTAACACATACTGGAGTGTCTGATCCCATAACAGTTGCAAACTCTTTTTTACTAAGTGAAGGTAAATCTTTTGTTGATGTTACCATTGCGCTCTTATAGTTTAAGAATGTTCCGGCACTAGCATTGATTGACATTGTTGCGAGTGTAATTAAGATTAATTTTTTCATGCGTAATCTCCTAAGTATGAAACAATTATTTGTTTCGTTTGTTTTGTTAAGTCATATTAACACGTCTGACATGACAAACAACCCCCCGTGTAAAATTTTCACATAGCAAAAAAGCACCTTATATAAAGGTAGAGAAAAATCACCTTATATAAAGGAGGAAAATAACCTACGTGTAATCTTTACACTGCCTATTGCGTACATGGTGGACATGGTGTACTATGATTACAGAGAAAGGCAAGCAACTTAATAAGTCAATATGCCTAGCGATATGTAGATTGACAAGGTACATCAATCTTACATCTGAGAACGGTGCGTAAATGCATAGCGCATAGGGGATATACGCACCTTCAAAAACACTAGGTACGGAGAGCTATAACTACTTGAAATGAGGTACAGGATTTTTTAAAAAAATCTCTTATTGAACCCGAGCGTAGGTTTAACTTAAATCTCGTGCGTAAGCCAACCAACGTACGTAAGGAAACGCATAGAAATACCCTTTAAATCGATTCCAAGGAATAAATAGTACCTAATGTTAGGTGGGGGGTTAATTCCTATTATACTTAATCCTCGGGCGTAACGACCTAGGGCAGCATGGCGCATGGCGTGACACCTAGCGACGTACAGGCAGTGTGACAGGTGTAACACCAAAACGTGTCCATCCTTTAAATATATTACTACCTACCCCCCTATTCCAATAACCGTTATTGTATTAAATTATTCTTTCTAGGTAAGAGAGTATATTAAGTGTTACAAAACCAAAGAACCTCACCACAAACCCCCTCTTGCCAACAAACACCAAATAAACGTAACACTCAGCATCCGTTACAACCCGTGACAACACGGCACCTCACCCGTAACTTTACGCACCACAAGTAATGCGACGAAGCTTCGTACTATATGCGCGCTGTTTAATGTTACGGTTGATGCACCCGACCGTCACAGATACCGAAGGGCACGCCCATTCCTTACATATACAGTCGCACGGACTAGGGGAAAAGAAACCGCAAAAAAAGCGGAAACCGTCCCAAGCCCCTGTTTTTGTTTGGAAACCGTGAAAAAAATTCAACCCCCCTAAAAAAGAGCTTTTCAAACCCCCCAGATGTCCGATAAGGTGGACAAGCAAGGCAATCACGCTTTGCGGTTGATTAAATTCACGCCTAACTAGGAGATAGAACATGGCAACACAAGTAAGAGTAGTAGCAGTCGGTAGCACTAACATGGCAACCGTAGACGCATCAACAGTACGTGAGGCAATCGCATCTTATGACAGCGATATGTCAAGTAACACGTACACAGTTAAGGTAAACAACCAAGAGTCAACAATGGACGCTGATCTTAATGACGGTGACTTTGTAACTATTGGTGAAAAGGTTAAGGGCGGGACATTATAGACCCCACCCATTAAATGATCCCCTTGCTAGATATGAATATATCGGCAGGGGTTTTTTACATTGGTAACTACTTAGGAGGTAGTAATGATTAGAAACTTTCACAGTCTAACGTGGGCAAGATACGCAAGTGCCAAGTCACTACACGATAGACTTAAATCAGAAAAGTACATGTACATGGCAACCGAGCATAAGGTATGCGATAGCATAGAGTTTGCGGCCATGGAATTATCGCTTAGTATTCTTGACGTAGACCTAGATAGCTATGGCCCTGATAGTATGATGGACTTAGTAGGTAGGATTATTAGGTCTTTACGGTACAGTTCTACGGACGACGTACTTAGATCAGACTTCAAACCTATTACAGGAGATGCTAGGTTTATACTTAACGGTTATGAGCATAGACTTCGCCAGTTTTCGGCAGTATTTAATGGTATAGAATTGCGAAAAGCATTAGATCTATATATCAACAGTACGAGTACGATTACGAGTACCTATGCCAAATATATGAGTAACGTAAACGTATTGTTCACGGGTACTGAGACAGAGAGGGTCAGTCTAGTATGGGAGTTTATGCTAGAGAGAAAATCACTCCCTATGGGTAGCACCAATTACGGCCCTAACTTAGATGAAAGGTTGTTGGGAAATAAGTTAAAGATAGTTAATGATTATGCGGAGGGTATTATACCTGCCATTACGGTAGACCCTTACGGACATTTTCAGTATTTCACTACCATTGGCGTACATAAAAAAGAGTTTGTGGTTGAGGTTAAGGTAGAAGATAGTACGTCACAGTTTGAATCCCCTAACACATTAGCTAGCCTCAAATCACGTATAAATATACACACCGGCACATCTTCACATGCTGACCCATTGGCGGGCGTTACTAGAGAGAATCGTAGGATTCAGGAGGCTATACGTACGACACAAGAGGGAGTCATTAAGATGGCTAGTTTATATGCCGATGCTGAGAAGATACGTATGGAAAATAAGTTACAAGCGGCCATGCAGGAAAAGCTGACAGGCTTAGATGTAATGGCGGCTAAAAAAGCGTACGAGTTTTACTTGGAAGCAATGAATAGGATACATGACAAAGGTGCGTTCTATTATTTACCTTCCACGTCACTTAGTTATCCAGATATCTTGGTAAGTAAGAAGCCCATTACTTTGTACGACTACGATAATGCAGATCATGGATGGGATTATGGACATCTAGTATTGCACGTAAAACCTCATGGCATAACAAGGCTATCATTCAGTTGCGGGGTAGGTGCCGCATTAGAGACTTTCGGTCACGATCTGCACCCTCACTTATGTAGTAGTGAAGTGAGTGGGCTATGTTGGGGTAATCTTCACGGCAAAGTAGTAAGTGCGGTATCGAGTAAGGTAATCGAGGCCATAGGTCAAGGTGGTAC